CGACGGAATGAACGCCTTTGCTCACTGCTACGGCTGTCACCAGAAGTACGGCAGCAATCCTGATTACTTTGTCCGCCACTACATCGACGAGTACGGCGAGGGTGCCCTTGAGTTATTAAGGGAAAAAGCTGAGGACGTAATGCTGGGTAAGCGCATGAACAAAGAGCAGAAGGAAATAGCCAAGCATTACAAGGAAGAAGCCGCCCGTATGGAGAATGACAGGGCCGCAGGTGTAGCTGGTTGGTTAGAGTTTAAAAGCTGGGATTAAAGGTTTTCTTCGAGGATAGGCTGGACTGTTCGCATCCAAGGAGCCCAAGTAATACCCTTGCCCTCAAGTATGGCCTCTTCTAAGTCCTTTTCACCAACAAGCAATGGGAAGAAATCACTCGAAACATCCTCAACCATATCCAGTGGAACAGGCATAAAGCCTCCAATGAATGACTTGGGGTTTCCCTCAATAGCCTTTTCTATTGTGTAAGTGCTCTGACTGTTCAGCGATGCAATGCCTAGATGGAAATCAACAAAGTATTCGAGTGCTCGGCCTCCGGCAAAATCAAGGTATCTTCCTTCTTCCCCGATCTCTCCACCCTTCAAAGGCTGTCTTAGCTCATTAAGCAGGGAGTTGCCGCCACCTACGATAGTCACATAGGCAAGCGCATTCTTAATTGCTTCTTTCCTATTTCCTTGCTTGGCTTGCTCAACAACCAAGCGGTCAATCTGCTGTAACTGCTTAATACCGAAAGTGCGTAGCATGTAAAGCAGACGGCCATTCGGATGGTCGATGTACCACTTAGGCATCTGAGCCATATCAGAAGGCTGTAACTTGCCTAGCTCTGCGGCGGCAAACTCTTTAACACGCTGAGTCCGGCGACTGTTAATCAAGTCAGACTTGAGCCTTGCCATTTCGTTTCGATTAAATAGCCAGGCATATTCGGTATCAAGCGAGCCATCAAGAACCTTCTGCTGTCCTCGCTTAACTGCGGTCGTCAGCGTTAATGACTTGCCTGCCCGGTCAGCCCCGCGAAAACCAGAAGACTGAAAGGTTACATCGCTAAGTTTATCGAATCGCCTCTGCCACCCTTTGGAGCCTTCCCTAATAAATTCACCCGTGGCTTGCTGTAGCAAACCGACATCCTTTACGCCAAAGGTGTAGCCGCCCCTCTTGAAGTACTCCTTGATAGCCAAGGCGGTGTTGTCGGCACCAAAGTTGACGACTGTGTTTGCGGTATCGCCGAAGTTCAGTATGGCTGAGTATGGGTTGCCAATAGTTCCCATGTAAGCGGCCTTACGCATATTGGCTAACCAGTTATTAGGAGCCTGAATGCCCCTAACAACAAAGCTGCGCATAAGGTCATCCGCAGCATAAATAGCCCCTTCGCTTGCTCCGGCATCCTTGAGGCTGGTTCTTAGCTGGCTAAACGCTGCCTCGCCATTCTCGATCTCATTCTGAACGGTCTGCTTGCGCTTCTTGATTACTGACGCAACCTTCTTTTCGTCGACAACAGGGACTTCGGTTTTCTCAGCCGACTCTTTAACAAGTCGGTTGGAGTTGTTTTGCAGTTTAAATGCCTTGTGCATCTGGATAACTGCATCATCAGCCACCAGCTTGTCCCGCATAACCACCAAGGGGCTTTCGTATGCCAATGCTTCAGACGGCGACTCCAGCTTTCCGCGCTGAACTTGCTTCATGTTTTCATCTACGGCGCGTCTAGGCATTCCTCTTCGGACAAACACAGAAGCTCTATTGGTTTCTGCAAGCATCTGAGAGGGGAAATAAAGCGGGTCATCGCCAAGCTCTCTGTAGACGTGCGTTCTGTAATCATCTGCTTGGGCGAGTCGTAGCTTTTGAAGTATTTGAAAGCCCTCAAACTGCTCCTTGGTTAATAAGGACTTAAAGTTTTCAAACGCCTCCATTCTTTCTTCTGCAGATACTCTTGGTTTTCCGCCCTTTGTTACCCCGGTATTTGAAAAGTTAAGTAGCTCCATCTTTATGCGGCCAGATCTATCGTCTTGCATGACCTTGCCGAAGGCTTGAACCTGAGGCGTTGCGAATACTTGATCCAGGGATTGTTGGTTTTGAGCCATACGGGTAGCCATCTTCTGCATTGATCCGCCAAATTCAGCGCTAACGCGGTTCTTTGCCACATTAACAATGGACTCTAGCTTATCTTCCCAGAAGTCTCGGAAACCAAAGTATTCGCTTCGGCTGCTTAGTGCTTCGTCTGTAGACTTAAACTTAACGCCTTGATTTAGCCTGCCTCTAACGTCATCAATGCTCTGCTTTGCGTAGTTAAGGTCGCCCCTCATCTTCCCGGCCTTCATCTCTGACTGCATTATTCGACCTATGGGAATTTGCATTTCTTCAGAAAGATTGCGGTAGAGGTTTGTAATCTCAGTGCCTTGAGGCATACGCCCCATTTGGTTGTAGAAGTCCAGAACCATTTCGTCGGCGCGTAACTGAGCATTGCCTACAACACTACTGCCGGATAGAGCGCCTCTTCCCTCTCGAAGGGCTTGCAGTTTTTTCTCTTCAGCCTCTACAGCGGCACGTAGTCCGGCCTCAAGCTCAAGATCTTTTCCTATTGTTCTGCCCGCAACGCCACCCAGCGTCCCTGTAAGAGCAACCGCACCGATGGCAAGAGGATCTGTTGCAAGATCTTTAACGCCCTCTAAGCGCTCCTGTACGCCTCCCTCGCCTTCAGCAAAGCGATACGTTGCAATCTCAGCGGAAGTAATTCCAGCCTGTCTTGCTGCGCCTGATGTGGCTGTTGCTCCAACGCCAGCCATCTTTGCAAGCCGAACAGACGGGATAAGACCGGCACCAATCCGAATGCCCATGTCTATAGCTCTGTGGTCTTCGGCAAACTCCTTTTCAATTCTTCTCATTTTAGATAAAGAATCGTCGTAGTTTTCGCCAGTGACCTTTGAGTACACGGATGCCGCCGCTTCGTCTCCGATAATTCCAAGAGTTAGACTTTCTGTAATTGCAATGCCCGTACCTATAGCCTCTTCGCTAATGTCTTCAGCATCGAAGATGTCTGCATCTATCTGGGCTTTAATCGGAACAAGAGCATCAAGTATGTCTTGACGACCCTGCTTTTTAGCAAGTCGCTCGGCCTCTTTGAGCTGCTCTCTTTGCTTTAGGCGATCCCTGTATAAAAGCTGATTTTCTTTTTCCCTTTGGAAAAGCCTGCCTTCCCTGGTAGATATTCCGTCATCAGGAATAGGAATATTATCGAGCGCTTCAAGAATGTCGTCACGGCCCTGCGCTTCCGCGAGCTTGCGAACCTTGTACGCCATTGATTGAAGTTTAAAACTCATTAGTCAGAAGTCCCTTCAAGATTTTGAGCTTGATTGCTGGCATTCTTTTGAAGCTCCGCAAGCATTGCCGCCAGTTGACCTGCAGGATCTGGCTCTTCATCTTTTTTCTTGGAGTCTGTTGCAAAGTAAGCCTCAGCAGCTTCTTCAAAAGTCATGCCTTCGGCCATTAATCGCTCAACTTCCATAGCGCCTTTCGCGGCTTCTGCCTTAGCCTCTGCAAGTTCTTCAGGCTCGTCATAGCTGTACTTCTTCCCTTCACCGGTAAATGATTTAGGGTCTTTTGTTTTCATGATGTCGACGAGCAAAGCGTCGGCGATTCGGCCAAGCATCGCCGCGTTTAACTTTCGCGTTTCAGGAACTCTGTTTATTCTTTGGATAATGGCTTGATGGGCCACATTTGAATTTGTTTTTGCGGCCTCTCTCAGCATCTTTATTTCTTCTGGCTTATACCCAAGTGACTTAAGCTCTTCATCTGTGTACTTAAATCCGCCCGCGTCTCTTTTGTTTTTAGCGTCAGTCAGCCTGTTTTGCATTTCTAGGTTTTCGGCTTCAATCTCATCGTAAAGATAAGCCTTATCTGGGTTTGCCTGTAGAAACTCCTCTCTGTTTACAGTGCCGCCTCTAATTGTGGACTTTAACAACAGATCTTGATTCATCTGCGCCTTTACTTCATTGGCTAGATTTTGAAAATCTACATCTTTTTCCCATTGCGTAAATCGCGCAACAGCCATTTCAGCTTGCTCTTCAGTAATCTCAAACTGCCTAGCAACTCGTTTTGCTTGCTCTCTCTGTTGATTTTTTTCAAACATATCCTGACGGACTTCTCTTGCAAGATTGCCTACAACCATAGGATCAAGATTGTTGTCTTTTGCAATTTGATTTGCCTCTAACTGCTTCTCACCTATTCGCTTTAATTTTTCTGCTTCAGGCAGATCAGAAGCATTAATCTCATACATTTGATCTCTAATGGCATTTAGAGCTGCACCGCCCTCAAACTGAGCTGTAGTCTGAACATCGGCCTGAACGCGATTCATGGTTTCACGAATCTTCTGTGCGCTCTTATCGTCAGTAATCATTTGAGAGTAGGAGCCTAACGCCTCTTGATACATCTCAGGCGTAAGGTCTCCAGAAGCGGCCATTTGCTCAAGTCCAAACAAGCCCTTTTCAAGTCTTGCCGTTCTTTCCTCTTCCTCTTTTCTTGCCGGCATTGACCCAGCCAACATGCCCACCCGACGAACATCTTCTGCAAAAGCGGGCTGTGTTAAGGATCTAACAAGATCTCTACCAAAACGTGCCATCATTAATCTCCTTAACTTATTCTAGGAAGTCCAATATCGTACTCAGAACCAAGTGCACCACTTAACAAACCGGTTCCAAGTGCGCCAGCAAGATTTGCTTGACCCAATGCAGAAGCCAATAGCATATCAATGCCAGATGCTCTTGCTTCTCCAAACAATCCAGCACCATAAAGCTGTGCTTGTTGTTGTTGGGCCGCCGCAGTTTGCCCTGGGGACAATGCTGCAAGAAGTTGTTGCTGTGGTAAGTAAGCACCCATAAGTGCGCCCATACCAAGCTGTTGTTGTCCTGACTGCAATGCTTGTGAGCCGCCCAATAATCCTTGACCTGCTTGCATAGCTTGTAATGCTTGAGCCTGTTGAGCCGCACTAAGACCCTGTGCTTGACCAGCAAGACCCGTACCAAGCCCCGCATACTGTGCGCCAAGTGCCGCTTGTTGAGCCTGCTCTGCTTGAGCTTGACTCATTGCACCTAATATTGCTTTGTTTTTAGCTTCTTCTTGCGCTTGAGCTAAGGCTAGTTGCTCAGGGGTGCCACCATACTGTGCTGTACGAACACCCAAACGGCCTTGAGCCGCTAGTCGCTCTTCCAAACCAAGCGCCTGACGCTTTTCTTCTGGCCGTTGTGCCGCTCTCATTCGCTCATAAATAGCCGCTTCGCGATCAGTAGTTGGCATACCAGCTTGTTGCATAAACTGACTGCCAAGACCAAAGGCTTGAGTAGATGCAGTTTTAGTAGGATCTATGCCAAATACTGGTTGGCCTGCTAAAGTCTGGCCTGCACTAAGAACATCCATGCCAGCTTGTTGAAGTTCTGGAGCGCCAGTAACTGGCTGGCCTAGCATCTGTCCTGCCTGACCAAACAACGCCTGTGATAGCGCTTGCTCTTGAGGCGAATAGGCCATCGTAGTAGATAGCTGACCGGTAGTTGGATCAAATTGAGTGCCAAATGTACCGCCTGTGCCAGTAGTAATAGTATAGGGACGGAACTGTGCTTGGCCTAATTGCTGCTCGGCAAGCTCAGTGCCTAACGTAATTCCTCGCTCTCCAATATCGCCAAGTTCGTCATAGGCACGAGCAAGCAACCCAGTGCCTGCACCTCCTAATAAGTAATCAAAAATAGACATTAGTAGGTACCCCCATCAATTGTTCCTGTTGACAGAGTTCCTGTGAACGTCAGTGCAGGAATAGTTACTGTGCCTGTAAACGTAGGCGATGCAAGGTCGGCCTTCGTAGCAACGGCTGTAGAAATCGCATCGAATTCTGTTTCAAACTCAGCGCCCTTAATAATTTTGCCGCTGTCACCAGAAGGTAGACTATCTTTAGCGGCAAAGTCTGTAGTCTTAGTGTAGTTACTCATAGTACTTTACCCATTAGTGCTAATACGTTTATCTCTTGGAGAGACAAAGAAGATCCGTTTATGTCTGCCTCCAGTCCAATCGTGATTACTCCGCCGCCGCCGGTCGTGTTGATACCTCTCCGAGACGTAAGATCGCCTCCAGTAAACTCGACAGTTGTGTTGAATTCGCTTTCGTTGTAATAGCCAGTTACCTGATTACCCACAGTAAACTCTGCCGTTTGGAAAAAAGAGGCAAAGTCATACGCCCATTTTAGGAATACGACGGTACTGTTAGCACCTACAATCGTAGGTCTTAGCTTTTTAAGAATCTTGAGCTTAGAAGGGTCGCCAAAGGTTAAGCCGGGGCCATAATACTTAAATCGATACTTTTGGTTATTGTCTTCATAGCCGCTGTACGTGCTAATTCCATTGCCATTGCCAATAAGCAGTGTGCCATCTTCTTTGCGGGTATAAGCGGTAAAGCCAGTGCCAGGCCATCGAGTTGTTCGATACGAGCCGTTTTCAATCGTACCCCTTACATCAAAACAAAACGTCGTGTCTTGCGATGTAAACGTGAGTAAATAGAAGCCCTCTTCTGGGCTGTAAACAGTTCTATAAAACTCTGATTCATTTTGCAGCAAACGAATAATGTCTTTAGTAATGTTTCCCGACAGGCTGCTTATGGGCATAGACTTTTCTTGTATTGTCCGCCCAAAGCTCTTTAGCCCTGTGTGTGACAAAAACAACACGTCTGTGCCTGTGTACTGCACTGTGTCTCTATCAACGCAACCTACGCCTGCTACAGTGTCAGACAGTGCCATAGTTGCCGGCGCTTCTGCCCCTGAGTAAACAACAATGCTGTGCTTTCCAAGGATAATAAGAAGGCTGTTGTGTGCGGCTAAGGCAACAATTTCGTCATAGCCATCAGGCCATACCTTAGAGATATCAATAGAGCCGCTAGTGCCGCCAGACCAGTCATGCCCAATAAGAAGATCAGACCAGTAAACAGTAGACTTATCGCTACTAAAGTCAGCAGTCCATAATCGACCATAAGCCGAAAGAACTTCATTGCCGTACATCGCACTAGAAACACCTGCTGCTCCTGATACTGTGCTTAGTTTAACGACAGAGCCGCCAGCGTTGTCATAGACAAGCGGCTCATAACCCCGCTGGAAAAAATAAATTTTGTCGTTAAAGTTGACCATCTTCCAGTTGTCAGCAGATATCGTGTAACTGCCGGGAGTTTCATTGGCTAACGTAGTTGTGCCGCTAAGTATCTTATTGTTGCCCACAGAAAAGATCTTGCGATTACCGCCGCTATCTTCAAACTCTTTGATAGCTCGTATCTTGGCTGTCCCCAACTCTGTCTTTGTAGTAGTTAAGACTTCGTGGCCTTTTCGAGACGCAATGCGCCCCCGCTTGTCAATTACTGCGTTATCAGCAATCTCAGCAAACGAGGGGTCTTGTGCTATCGGAGAATCTTCTGTGTTGATTCCCTTAAACGCTGGAGCGACAAGATTAATGCTTTGTAATGGTTGAGCCATAACTACCTCACGGCGTATAGAAGATTACTTCTTCTGGGTGCTTTTGAGCGTCTAGCGCAATAGCATCGGATAGATACTTGTCCGCAATAGCAAAATACTCAGGAGCCGATGTCCCGCCTGTTTCTCCTCTTTCCCTGGCTAACAATGCAATCGCTAAATGAATGACTGGCATAGACGGAATTGCCATTTCATCATCATTAGCAGACAAATCAGCCTCTCGTTTTACGCAGTTAAAACGGATTGTGTACGCTTTGTCAGGCGTTGGGTAGATATCAATCTGAGTATCACCGCTGCTGTTTACGCCATTGTATGTGTAGTAGGTCGGCGCACCTGTACGTGGCTCAGAAATAAGGTAAGCCTCATCAAAGAACGTAGCCGTCTTATACTCCATAAACAGGTTTGACGTATCGTTTATAACGTTTAGTGCTTTAATCCTGTTCTGACTGCCAGTAAGCGCGTAATTAAACACGTCGCTGCTAGTTGTAATCGTTAGCGTTGTGCGAAGTGCAGACCAATCCCAAGCATCCTCTACCATGCGTTTAGCATCGTTTACAAAGTCACCTACCATCTTTGCGTAAGTGCTGTCTTGCACAGAAGCGACCTCTTCTTCTCGAAGTCGCCTCAACACATTATTTACTAAATTCAGATAAGTCATTATTTGTTCCTATCTACAATCATTTTGGTAAGCAAACCCCCCATCATTTGGTTTGCTGACTGTGGTTGCGGCAATACTAAAGATTGAACTTCTGGTAGCTGATAATTAAGCCGCGCCATAAAAGGTGCAAACATACCGCTGCCGCTGCCACCGCCGCCGCTTTCTTCTGGCTCTGGCTCTTCGTCGCCCGAAAGAATGCACTCGCCAGTCTCTGGGTCTCGAACAAAACCTTCAGGACATTCTTCTTCAGGTTCCGGCTCTGGCTCAAGGCTTGGGCAAGGCGTGTCTGGATCTGTTGCTGTGCCGTCAGGACACTCAGAGCAAAGCGGCCAATCTAATGCACCATTTGCACAAGTTTCTGGCTCGGGCTCAGGCTCGGGCTCATCTCCTCTAAATGGATAGCATCTGCCATCTTTGCCTCTAACAAATCCTTTAGGACACTGTTCTTCTTCTTCTTCGCCATCGCCATCGCCAGGCCCTGGCCCCGGCCCCGGAGCGGGCTCTGGCTCCGGCTCTGGCTCTGGTTCTGGTTCAGGTTCGGGCTCCGGTTCTGGCTGGACAATTGGATAACATTTGCCATCTTTGCCTCTAGCAAATCCCTTGGGACATGGCTCTTCTTCTCCGTCGTCAGGCCCATCACCTTCGCCTTCATCGTCGTCATCTCCATCATCATCATTCGGAGGAGCAGGCTCAGGCTCGGGTTCCGGTTCCGGCTCCGGTTCCGGTTCTGGCTCAGGTTCCGGCTCTGGCTCTGGCTCTGGTTCAGGTTCAGGTTCAGGCACTGGCCAGCCCTCACACTCTTCTGGGTTTGCCTGCGCATAATCAGGATTTTCACAAGGGTTTGTAGTAACAACACAATTACTACCTTGCTTGTCAGCTTTTGGTGTTATGCCATCAGGACACATTCCAAAGTCGCCATCATCCTCAATAACTTCGCCTTCAGGCTCGGGCTCGGGTTCCGGTTCAGGTTCCGGTTCGGGTTCGGGTTCGGGCTCTGGCTCGGGTTCTGGTTCGGGCTCAGGGTCAACAACACAATCCCCATTTTCATCATAGGTGCCATCTACGCCTAAATCATTTTTGCAAGGCGCACCAACCTCAAAATCTGGAGGAGGGTCTTCGCATTCACCAGTTGTTTCGTTTCGTATTTGTTTGCCCGGACATGGTTCTAATGTTGCAACACATTCACCATTTTCATTGGCCTCAAAGCCTGATAGACAACCTCCGCATCGACTAGTGCCACCTTTTTCTGCTGGTATATGTGCTCTATTTTGCTCGGCACATTCTTCTTCTGTTGGACCTATGGGCGCTTGCTTTGTTGGCTCGCATTGGCCTGTTTGTTCAGAGAAAAAATACCCTTCTTTACACGGCCCACAGCTTCCGTCTTCATTAACAGTAGCATTAGGATCATTACACTCTTGTGGTTGTTGTTGATTTGCTTGAGCGCAATACTTTTCATTTGCTTCTTTAAAAGCAGGATCTTCACAATTTCCTGCAAACAGGAATGGACTGTCTACTTCAAGAGCATCTTGAACTTCTTGGGCAATAACGCCTGCAATCCAACCACCTAATAGATCGCTAAGAAAATCATCTAAGTCTGATGTACTAAATACAGCGCCAGATGTTAGATCGCCCCAAGCATCTCTTATAGCCCCTATTGCATCTTCTACTTTTTCTTCAAACCAGCCTGTTGGATCTTCAAAAAAATCCTCAACACTTTCGCCAATTTCTCTTATTTTTACTTCAAGATCTCTTAGCGTTATGTCTGCCATTCCTGGAGGAAGAGGAATGTCTAAGCCAGGAATTGAAAAAATTACACCAAGATTTACACAATCTTTATAGCCGTCATATACCTCACCAGTTTCTGAGTCTTCAACGCTTCCAGTCCAAGACTCACAATCACGAGCAACGCCTGCTGCTGTACTAATTATTTGGCTAAATATATCTATTAAGTCTTCAGGGCTATCAGGGAATTTGTCTTTAAAGATTTCGTAGATATTGCCTACATAATCTTCCATTCCTTCAGGGATTTCGCCTTCTCGCTCTCTAGCATCCTCAGCAGCTTGGCGAATAAGATCTGCAATACTGTCAGCTCCTTCATCCTCAGTATCGTTTTCTTCATCTTCTTGAGAGGCCAGCCATTCTTCATAGCCGCCAGCATCGTTAATTTGGCTAATAAAAGCTACTATTTGCTGAAGAGCCTCAAGAGTTACTCCGGTTGCTAAAGAAATATCAAAAGGAGCATCTGGATTCATCCTGATAGAGTTGGCCTCTAAGATTTCTTCTATAGTAGGATCGGCCCAAATAGCTCCTAGCTCAGATTGGCCTATGCCACCTAGCATGCTTTCAAGGCGCGCTCTAAGAGCATCTTCTTGTTCAACATTCTCAAATTCTGGAGGTACGTCAATAGACATTCTTTATTTCTTCCAGTTAGCCAGGCCACGCAGTCCGAAAGAAGCCGCTACAGCAGCCCCCAAAAAACCTTTGTACCAATCAGGCATCTGATCTAGTACGCGAAAACCTTCCATTACCGTAGGCACCATGCTGGGAAAAAACGCAAGGATGCAAGGAATAGAAAACAAAATCGTAAACCACTCGTCTTTCCATGAACTGCTTGCGTTGTTTGCATGAATGTTTTCCCAATTAGCGTCCTGCTGAATAGCTACCATCTTACGCTCATGGATAGCCTTCTTCTCTTCTGCTTTACGCTCTAAATGACCACCAATAAGGTCAGCTAAAGGGCCAAGTAGTGTTTGCCACATTATCTAGCAAACTCTAAGATAGCGATCGCGATAGTAATCATTACTGCTACCATGCCAAATCCACGAGCCATTAGCGCCTCTAGTCGGTCAAAGCGCTTACTGTGTTCGTCAAGCTGCATCTGAATCATTTCGTAGCGAATACTACATTCACGCTCGTGAGCTTCTAACCGACTTATTGCTTGCTCTAGATCAGACATAACAAATCCTTACTTCTATGTATTACCAAGGAACACCGTTTTCAGTTGTTGGGTTCTTCTGCTCTTCGATGCTGGCAGTCAGTGAAGCCTCGACAGCGTCCTTGTCCACGTCAGCGTCCCAGCACCAGCCCAATACCATCTCTTCAGTTAGGTCTTCGTAAGGTACAAAGTCCGGGCTAGATGCGTCGTAAGTAAACGAAGCAGTGCTGTAAGCAGAAGCAGAGTAAGTGTCGTCACCAACAGTCTCTGAGTCAGTTACACGCCAGTGAGCAACAATAACGCCGCCGTCCGCCGTGTTGTGTTCCATTGTGGATATAGTCCATGTAGCCATTAGTTATCTCCTTAAATAGCCGAAATGATAAATGCAAGTAGTTCAGAGTAACGCACACCCATACGTGAGCGCTCTTCACCAGTTTCTTCGTCAGTCCATGTTGAGTTGATAAACATACCGTAACGTCCAGCGTCCAAGCCTTCAGCAGTAAACGCATCCTGTAGGTCTTGAGCAATGATGCCGAAGTGAATACGAGCGTCGTCGCCCTTTTCTTCTACAGCAGACTTCCATCGAAACTTACGTAGCAGACCTTTACACGCCACAGCAACACGTTGCTCTGCATCGGATAGCTCTTCAATGTCTTGCTTTTCGTTGCGGTCAGAGGTTTGGATTGTTGAGTTGCCAGCGTATATATCTCGGAATCGAGCAGTGCTAGAACCTAAATCGACACCATCGTCTGATACACCTCCACCCTCATTTGTTGGCAATAAGCCATTAGTCGAACCAGTTAAACCCGAGCCGTTGCTTCGAGGGTCTAAAATAATCGTGCTAACAGCTCCGCCACGACTGCGAATATTGCCAACTTGAGTGCCAGAGCCTTGGTACAACTCAAGCAATGTACCGTCGTTGGTTTCACGATTTAACGCTAAAGGCTCGCCGCCACTTCGAGTGATGTGTACCTTTCCAGCTACGCCATTCTGGTTTATCTCAACGCCTGCTGTGCCAAAGGCTGAAGAAGACTTACCAATCATCACGTTGCCAGAGGTGATGCGCATACGTTCGGCTGAACTATCAAAGAACACTAAATTTCCATTGAAGCCACCAATAGACGTAGTGCCGCCTGAAGTAACAAATTCCATTCTAGAATCAGTGGTTGAAGATTCAATTCTTGCCGGGAAAACACTAGAGGTTGAAACGTGCAAACCTCTACTAGGCGACGTAGTACCTATACCGACGCCTGTTGCGTTAATACGCATACGCTCACTGCCGCCAGCAGTACCAAAAACAATTGCTTCAGAATTAGCAGTAGCGTTGTGCGAATAACTAATAATCCCTCTTGTTACGCCTGACTTAGAAAAGTTAAGACGTGCCGCAGAGGTGTCACCTACAGTGTCAATGTATAAGCCTGTGGTTGTACTTCCGCTAAAGGTAGAGCTAATCTTTGCGACGGTGTTACCAGCAGAATTAACGTGCAGGTTATTGCTAGGCGACGAAGTGCCGATGCCGAAGTTGCCGCTAGAGTCGATGCGCATGCGTTCTGTAACAGCTACTCCGGTGTTTGTCGCATTAGTATAAAAAGCTAAATCTGAACCAGTTAATGAGGCTATAGACGCTTGTCTAATTCCGCCGCCGCCAAAGTCTATTTCACCTCCTTGAGCGCTTCCAGCGCCGTCTAGCTCTAAAAGTGCGTAATCACCTGAGCGACCTTTCAGCGAAATGTATGATTGACTCGTTGTAAAAATAGAGTCAGTACAGTTAACAAGGACATCACCAGAACTATCGATACGCATGCGTTCTGCTGTTGTGCCGCCGCTTCTGGTGTCAAATCTTAAGTATCCGTTTGAACCATCGACACGTTTTCCAAAAATTGCACCGTGTGCGCCAGACGTTGCCCAGCCACTTGTAGTGCTTTGGAAGTAAATACCTTGCCCACTGTCTGCGGCAGTACTGTTAGCGGTTAAAAACAAATCTCCCGACATTCCGTGAATTAAAGAAGCAGGCGACGTAGTTCCTATACCGACCCGTCCAGAGCTGTCGATGCGGAGACGCTCTGAAGCATCTGTTGTAAACTGCATTGAGTTAGTGGAGTTGTCGTACTTAATCTGCCCCACGTCGTCGTTGTTTGTATCGCCTAAGTTAACAGCGGAGTATCCCGTTGTAGACGACTCAATGTTGACTACAGCGTTGCCCGACGCATCTTCAATATGAAGCTCATATAGAGGCGACGTAGTACCCAGACCTAACCGTCCAGAGCTGTCGATGCGCATGGCTTCAGTGTCATTGGTCTTAAAAACCATTGGGCCGTTATCGACGTTAACTAGCTGCGCTTCAGCACCGTTAAAGTTTTTAATAACTAAACCAGATGTATTACCTGTATGCCTTAACGTGATTGAAGTAGGATCGCTAGAAGATTCAACAGTCAAACCATCAGCAGTCACAGTCCCCGTTACGTCAATGCCTGTGGAAGTTGTTTCTAGCTTTTGACTGTTGTCAT